CTTTTCTGTTTGAAAGGTGTGTTCTTATCGTATCAGAAACTCTGAAGGTTTATTAGAGGTGAATAGAAGTGATTTGTCATAGTACCCTATCAAGAACTAAGTTGCTTCTAAAGGATTGTCGTAGGTTTTATGGTCAGATAGGATGATTTCTCCAAAATAGGCTGGACAAACAGATTTCAAGAGAATCTTAATGACAAATGCTGTACTTGAGATAGGAGAGGAATTTCAATTGTCCTAGAGGTAAAACTTCTAAACATTCCCTCTAAACATAGCAAGAAATAGGTCAAGGGATCGAATGAAATAGGGAATGGCACCAATGAAAAAGAAAGAAAAAAGAGCTGAGAAGGATATCAATAATTTACAAAGCCTTTCCAGTACAAGTCTAATAGAGAAATTAGTTTACAGAGAGAACTTATACCAAGACTCTGCAATCACTGCGGTGGAAGAAGTTAAGGCAAAGACTTCATCAGTGTCCGTCACTTGGAAAACAACTTCAGGTCTGACCTGAGGGAGGATATGATATTCTTTCACTGCTAACTAGAATCTCTCAGAAGGATAGGTCTTCACATTGTATGTTGAACTGAAGTAGTTAGCCTAAGGATAACCTGTGTCAGGGGAGCATTTAGGGGCAATTACAAAATTCGAGGAGTAAGTCTCTGAATTGCCGTACCATCCGAAGAATTGGATCCATCCGTAGTCAACTAGAAGTTCAGATGTAATTGGATTTCGATTAGGATGATCATAAGAAATTCCACTCCCTCTAGCTTTCATAGTGATTCTAGAGTTTTCGGAATCTGAATAAACTGCATATGATCCTTCGCAACAGGGAAGATGATAAATTCCGGGAAGAGTTTCAAATTTCAGCCCGGAAACAAATACAGAAGATGGATAGGGGATTTCATCTATATAGTAGTGACAGTCATTCATAAGTGTGACAACATCTTGATCCTTCAAATTAAGCAAATAGCCCAATTTGGTGTTGAATTCATCCAAAGTCCCTCTGAAAAAGATGTGTACTGCTGAGCTAGAGTCATCTACTGATTGTCTAAATTAGGCAGACGACCAATACTTCTAATCATAGCTGGAGTCATTAGGTCTCACATAACAACAATACTGGACTTTATTCTCAATGAGGTCCATATATTGTTCCAACTCCTATAAATCTGAGTCAATATCCAAGTCGAAAGTACCGTCATAATGGGGATGGGCAACTTCATCGCTTTTCAATAAGAACACACTATGAAGTAGTTTTGACATGACAACAAATTTAGAACCTACATCCACGATTACGGAAGAGTCTAAGCCGTTTAAATAGGAAACTGCTTGATTTATATTTCTGGCAAAGACTTTGTCACTAAGAGCTCTCATATTAGGGTGTCCTCCATGATCCAACTAAACAGTTTCATCGACTTCTTCTCTCTAAAAGACAAAACCTGCTGAGGATGCTACCTCTACAAAGTGTGGATTTAATCTGGAAGTGCTAGAAGCTACTACTTTTCCATCCATTACATGAAATTTAGCCTTCTTACATGATTTGTCCAAGATGGCCTAGGTAGGATTTGACAACTTCGAAAATGATCTGTCATAAACATTGAGTATCTAATTAGAGGTGATGGCCTTGTTTCTTCTCAGCATCTCTCGCTTTAGCTGGACATACAAGTTACCTGGCAGCAGTTTAATCTCTCCTCCAATCTTTAACTCCCTAATTTGAGAATTACAACTCTAATATTTCTAAAGCCATTATTCTATAGAATTAACTAATTCGGAGTCTTGGAATAGTCAGATGAATTCTACAGTTTTCATTACATAACCACTACAGGTCTTAAGTATGAGGTAAATGGCATAGATTAGCTGAACCGCTGCTCAAACAGTAGCTAACCTCTTGTAGATGATTTTCCAAATAGGCAAGTGTATAAAGAGATTGAACCAGATGACTATTTGGAGCCAGATTTAATAGAGAATGTCATGGAATGCTTGGGAAAAAGTGATCTTTTTCTTCTCTACTTTCTTAGAAGGCATGGGGAGGTGAATGTTGTCCTCATCATCCAATCGGGGGAAGTGTCTCCGAGTGTTGTACATTTTCTTGCCATCTACAAC